GTTTCCCAGTCACGATCGGGCGCTGCCCGCCTTGGGAGCATGAAGGGAGCTTTAGGGTTGAATCTGTTTCAGATGTCATTATCACTAAGGCCGCCGCCTGCCTTGAGAGATACGGGATTAATTGCACAATAGACAAAACCGCGAAGGCGATTGATGTGGTGGCCTATGAAAACAGATTCCACTCGGCTCGTGAATATTTGGGGGCTTTGGAGTGGGACGGGGTTTTAAGGCTAGAAACCTTTCCTCAAGACTTTTTGCACGTTAAAGAAGAAAGCGCCGATTACCTGTCTTTTGTTTTTAAGAAATGGCTCACGGCTGCCGTTAAAAGAGTCATGGAGCCCGGCTGCAAATTTGACCATGTTCTAATTTTGGAAAGCCAAAAACAAGGACTTTATAAATCTGAATTTCTAAAAACCTTGGCCACGTTTAATGGCGAGAGATATCACTCGGACGCAATAGGGGTTTCCAACATAGGCCAGAAGGACGCGATCATGCGTATGCAAGGAAACCTTATAATAGAAATGGCCGAGCTTAGCGGGTTTTCCGAGAAAGACGACAACACTATAAAAAATTGGCTGTCACAAACTTTAGACGAGGTTCGGATTCCGTTCTCGCGGAAAATTGTCAAATATAAAAGACAATTCGTATTTGCTGGCACGACAAACAATTATGATTATCTAAAAGACCCGACAGGAAATCGAAGATATTGGCCAATAACAGTTGGCGGCCCGATTAATATAGAAGCCATAAACGAAATTAAGGCCATGCTATGGGCCGAGGCCGTTTATTATTACAACGAAGGGCTTTATGTGGGGCCAACACCCGAAGAAAATGCCCTTGCTGATACAGAGAGAGCAAAGCGCAACGCTTCGGACGCATGGGAAGATATGGTTTTGTCTGTGGTAATCAAGCTTCCGGCAATATTTAAAACATCGGACGTGCTTAATTTGATGCAGCTTAAGACTTACGAGAAAAACGAAAAAGCCATTAGGCGGGTGTCTGACATTTTGCGCCTAAACGGCTACGAAAACACTGTCAAATGGAATCAGCAAACCCGCAGGCCAGTCAGGGTGTGGGGCAAGAAATCAGATGAGGCTTAGGCACTACCAAAAAGACGCGGTTGACAGGGCAATTCATTACTTAAAAATGAACCCTAATAAAAACCCCATTATCTGCGCTGCGACGGGCACGGGGAAATCTTTAATAATAGCCTCCCTGATTGAGCGTGTTACCAGAGCGAATGACGCGCGGATCATGGTTTGTACCCATGTGGCAGAGCTACTTACGCAAAACGCTGAAAAGCTTGCCGCACTTTTACCCCTTGCCGACATGGGATTTTATAGCGCGTCTATAGGAAGCAGAAACCTGTCTTCGCGGATTATCTTTGCTGGCATTGCGTCTGTTTATAGGGCGACGATCTTGCCCCACATAAATATCTTAATTGTCGATGAGGCCCATACCATTTCAAGAAAAGATAGTGCTATGTGGTCAGCGTTGATAAAGAAACTACGTACAATCAACCCGAACATGAGAATAATAGGTCTGTCCGCGACCCCATTTAGAATGGACAGCGGAAGCCTTACGGGCGGAGAGGGCGCAATTTTTCACGATGTTGTTTTTGATTACGGGCTTGGACGTGCCGTAGCGGACGGATGGCTGTGCCCCCTTGTGTCAAAAGAAACAAAGACAGTTTATGATGTGTCGGGAGTTTCAAAGTCTGGCCATGAGTTTAACTTAAAAGAACTTGAGGCCGCCACGAACAAAGATGGTTTGAACGCAAGGGCCGTATTAGAAATGATCGAGCGAGGCCAGCATAGAAAAGCGTGGCTTGTTTTTTGTAACGGAGTTAATCATTCATTTGCAATTAGGGATGAGTTTAGAAAAAGGGGCATAAGCTGCGATACGATTACTGGAGAAACGCCCGAAATGGAGAGGGCGGCGATATTAAAGGCATTTAAAGCAGGCGAAACAAGGTGTTTGACTAATAATGCCGTTCTTACGACAGGCATAGATATGCCGGGGGTTGATATGATCGGAATGCTCCGGCACACCCTTTCGGGCGGTCTTTTGCTGCAAATGGCCGGGCGCGGGACAAGAGTCGTGGCGGACCTGTCTTTGTGCGTCACAAGCGCAGATAGGAAAAGGGCCATTGCCGAAAGTGAAAAGCCAAACTGCCTATTTCTGGACTTTGCCGGAAACATCAGAAGGCATGGATTCCTTGATGAGATTGGCCCCAAAGACAAGAACGGGGGCGGCGATGGTGTGCCGCCCATGAAGGCATGTCCGGAGTGTTTTTCAATATGTCACGCAGCCGCAAGGACGTGCAAAGATTGCGGATACGAATTTCAAATTAATAAGGCCGAGGTTTTGGAAAGTGCGTACAGTGGGTCGGTTATAAGTGAGCCGGAGTATAGAGAAATAATTGATGTAGAATATTTGCCGCACAACATGAACAGGGCAGGGAAAACGCCTTGCCTGAGAGTCAGGTATCACCATCCGGATCGGACAAATACAAGTGAATATATTTTGCTGTGGCATACCGGGTTTGCCTTAAGCAAGGCCATAAAATGGTGGAATGCGAGGGCTCCGGCGGATAGCCCCGACGCTGAGATACCGAACGATCCGGCGGCGCTCATAGATGCTGGTTTGTGCCGCGACCTGCTTGTGCCAAAAGCGATTAAGGTTAAGAAAGAGGGGAAGTACGATAGAATTGTCTCTTATGTAGATCTGCGAAAGCCCGACCTATACAAGGCCGGAGCGCCCATTGCGCCCATGCGAACAGAGCAGAATTACTGGGCGGATGAATGGTTTGATGATATTAAATTTTGATCTACCCCCATATCAAGCAACAGCGGCGTTATTTGTGATATAGCATGGCTTGCATCCGTGGCCTCTATAACTAAATTTTTTATTCCGTATTCATCAAGCGCATTTCCAAAGTTTTTTTGATCCGCCGAGGTTTTGCCCCCTTTGGACTTCATTTCGACAAAAGCAACGCCCCGATTCCCGTACAAAAAACATAAATCATATACGCCGGGCAAAACTCCCGCCATTTTTAATACGCTCGCCTCTCTCGCGCTTCGCGCCCCGCCATTCGGGATATGAAAGAATGTAAATTCTGCCCCCCGCGCCTGTATTTTACGCAAAAAAGAAACAAGGTAAATTTGCGTATGTGTTTCGCTGTTTTTTTTCATTCCGGGCGTTGCAAATGTTTTTGTTTTGTTTTAGTCTGGCCGTAGATGCGCGATCAGGGGCAGCGCTTATAAGATGCCCTATTTTAGAAAGGAAACTAAAAAATGGCAAGCAAACTAAAGGCTATTGATCCGAAAGCGGCTGAACCATCAAAACCAAAGGTGTTAATTTTTGGTAAGCCGGGAGTCGGAAAGACATGGACAAGCCTTGATTTCCCGAGCGTGTATTACATAGACACGGAAGGGGGGGCAGATATGGCGCATTACACAGACAAACTAAAAAAGTCTGGTGGCGCATATATGGGGCCAGATCAAGGCGCTCTTGAATTTGAAACAATATTGGGTCAGGTTCAGGCACTTGCAACGGAAAAACACCCTTATAAAACGCTTGTGATTGATAGCGTATCAAAGGTTTTTTCGGCTGAAATTGCGAACGAAGCAGAGAGGCTCGGAGATAAAGATGCTTTCGGCGCCTCTAAAAAGCCCGCCGTCTCTTACATGAGAAGGCTCGTCGCATGGCTTACAAGGCTTGATATGAATGTCATTCTTGTCGCACATGAGAAAGACCTTTACGGACTTGATGAAAAAAAGCAGCGCAATATTATCGGCGTTACTTTCGATGCTTGGGACAAGCTTGAGTACGAGCTTCATTTGTGCCTTAACATTTTTAAAATTGCAGGCCAGCACAAGGCAAGAGTAACAAAATCTCGTCTTGAGCAATTTAAAGACGCAGAGGTCTTTGAATGGTCCTATAAGGCTTTTTCTGATAAGTACGGAAAAAGCGTTCTTGAGGGCTCTGTTAAGCAAGTAGAACTGGCCACAAAAGAGCAACTTGATGAATTGAGGGGCTTTTTTGAGCGCGTCAGGCTACCGGAGGGCTATGAGGCCGGGTGCCTGAAAAAGGCCGGATGCGTTGGCTGGGAAGAAATGGACTCTGAGAAAGTGTCCAAAGTAATCGCGGACATCAAGAAAAATTATGTTTTAACAGCAAAAGGAGAGTAAAAAATGAGATTTCAACCAAAAACAGAAAAAGAAATATCCGAGGCTAATCTTTGGCCAGCCGGGAAATATGCCTTTAAGATTTTAGAGGCAGAGGAATCGGAAGACAAAAACGGAAATCCGATGATCAAACTTAATGTTCAAGTGTTCAAGGAAACAGGGGCCAGTCAAAGAATTTTTGATTATGTTTCCGGGGCTTGGATGGAATACAAGCTTAGGCACTTGGCCGAGGCTTGCGGGCTTATAGATGAGTATGAGCGCGGAGAAATTGAGGCGTACCAACTTGTGGGAAAAACGGGTCTGGCAAAAGTCAATATTTCAAAAGACAAAACAGGCCAATATCCGGACAAGAACGGAATTGCTGATTATGTTTCTGATGTAGTAGAGGCCGCGAGTGATGCGCCTGGAGGCGGAGACGATAATATACCATTTTAAGTTTTCGACGGGGCCGCCAAAACCGGCCCCGTCTTCTTTCTTTATGAGGGTTTTATGGCTTCAAAATATAAATTATCTTTGCTTGGGGTTGAGATCGTGACTGGGAAAC